GCAATTCCCGATGGCCCCCCCACCAAAAGGGCCATCAAATCGTTTGACTGGGAGCAGTTCCATTCCTCACTTGAGGGTACTCCCGGTCTCAGGCGTCATCCGCCTAATAAATGGAACTACAAATATAACGTCGAACAGACACGAATGAACACAGACCCATTTGTCCGCAAAGCGATGAAGATGTGGAATCCACACCTTTATTCTTCTCTTTGGGGCAAGTCAAAGAAGGGAGTGCTTGAGGATGGCCTTCGCGCCTTCTCAGGCTTCTCAAGATGGGAGCGTAAGAAACCAATTTCACCAGAGTTCACTAAATCCTACTCAAGAGCTCTTGGTGAGGCTCGTCGGGTATTCGTACCCCATGAGCCCTTACATAGGCTCTCCGTCCCTGACGTCTGTGATCGAATGAACCTTGACTCTGCAGCAGGCTTCTCCTTTCCTCAGAAGAAGAAGTCAGAATGCATCGAGGAGATTTTCGATACTGCTAGCTACCTTGCGCATTTTCTTTCGGCTGGCAAAGACGTTTTTATTCCTCCTTGCAAGTTGGCTTTGCGTGGCCACTTGTCTGATGTGGAGGAAGGGAAGACCCGCTCTGTGTGGGTCTACCCCGCCGAGATCTCCGTTTTGGAGGGAAAGTGGGCCCTTCCCTACTACAAGTATTTAGAGGAGGAAGTCCCCACGGTTCATTTTGGTGAGGGGGCAATGCAAAGGCTAGCAAAGATGCTCGTCTCTGGCCTTGCAACGCATGACGAGTGTGTTGAAGTCACTTGTGACTGGAGTGGCTTTGACGGTAACGTTCCGAACTGGATGGTCGACGACGCTTTCGACATCTTATTCGATTCTTTTGACGAGACCGCCACCCTTCATCAAGGGCAACTAGTTTTTGGTGGAGAGAAGATGGCTGCGAAGAACGAGGCCATCAAGAGCTTCTTGAAGACGTATTTCAAGAAGACCAAGATCATGCTACCTGATGGTACCGTATATAACAAGAATCACGGTATCCCTAGCGGATCTTTCTTCACCCAAGCCATTGGTTCGATCGTCAACTATATCGCGATCAGAACATTGGACTTCTCGTTCGGATGGAACGGTCAGCGCTTTCGGGT